AACGACACCACCCAACCAACCCAACCCACACCACACACCACCATGCAAGACACCATCACCCGCCTCCTCACCGAGGCTCTCGCCCAGTCCCTCAAAGAGGCTCTCGTCCCCATCGTCCGAGAGGCCGTCACCGAGGCTCTCGCCAGCCTCCCCAAGGCTGACCAGACCACCGAGGACGACACCCAGTCCAACACGCCCATCAAGGCTCGTCTTGACGCTCTGGAAGAGCAGGTGGCCGACCTTGAGTCCAGCCTATCCGACAAGGTTGACTCCTCCGACATCGAGGAAGCCGTCACCAACGCCATCGACAACGGCTCTTGGGACATCTCCTTCCGAGGCTAACCCACCCGCCCACCACGCCCAAGCCCTTGACCAAGGGCTGGGCTTCTGGTAGGCTCACCACATGACCCGCAAGCACTTCAAGGCTCTGGCCGAGGCAATCCGTTCCCTGCCCCGCCAAGAGGACAGGGATAGGCTCATTGCCTACTGGCTCCCCTACTGCCAGCACGCCAACCCCCGCTTCAACCCCACCCGCTTCATCCAAGCCTGCCAGCCCCCGCAGGGCTGACCCAACCAACCCGCCCACCATGCACCAGCCTATCGAGCCCTTATTACTCATGCAGGGGTAAGCCCTGCTGACCCATCCTATCCCTTCCATGCATCACCCTAAAAAGGTTTAGGGGGGGAGGGGGTAAGGGTTTTTGCACCATAAGGATAGGTAGTTGGGTTACAGCACACACAATTTTTATCTCAAAAGGAAACACGACCCGAACCATAGGTGAGGGTGAGGAAGGGGATTACTAAGGGGATTGTCAGAAACATAGTCAAGCGGGAAATGTGGAATGTGGATAAAATATATGATATGGGGTCAATGCAAGAAAGTTGACTTAGGAAGAAAAAGGCTTTATGACTGTTATGTTCTTTGAATTTGCTGGCGTTCTCTCTGAGAAAAAACAACACATATCTCTTCAATGATATGGCATTATGGTTCACCGATATCCCTGTTGTTAGCGTAGGCCCGAACCTACCCGCCAGTCCTTTTATAATGGGGAGTAATTAACCCAAGGCCAAGGTGGATATAACTGACAGCAATTGCCATCGGGCCGTCCAATTACTTTTTGTCATTGTGGTGGAATGGCAGACACATCTCGCTTAAGACGAGACGCTATGGCATATGGGTTCAAGTCCCATCTTTGACACCATTTAGAGGGTTGGCAGAGTGGCCTATTGCGTCAGTCTTGAAAACTGAAGTTGGGAAACCAACCATCCGTTCAAATCGGATACCCTCTGTTTTAGTCTTGTGGTGTAATGGTAGCACAAGTGGTTTTGGTTCACTTTGTCAAGGTTCAAGTCCTTGCAAGACTGCTCTTTCGGGGGTGTAACTCAGCGGTTAGAGTGGGCTCTTTATAAGGGCTAAGTCGGGAGTTCGATTCTCCCCATCCCTACTTTCAATTTTATTTAGTTATTATGCAAAACATATCAGAAAAAGACATTTCAGAGAGATTGGGCCTGTCAAGAGACGAGGTTCGCAGTTGGCGTTCCAAGGCTCCAACCAAGTATGTATTCCAAGAACAGAGCAAGAAGCCGTCAAAGTTGTGGCCTTGGATGTGGACTGAGGAAGGCGTGACTTGGCTGACTGACCAACTTAACTTACAGAGTGACTCTGTTGCCAAAGAATTATATGAAGAAACTAAGCCAGAGGAGAAGGAAGTCGAAGTTGTCCGCTGTGACTTTCCTAATCTACGATTTTTACTTGTCAAAGACAAACACGAAAGCAGGTTCTCTGTTATTTGTAAAGACAACAGGGCTTTCCGTATAGGAGTTAAACTTACTGTCAAGAAAGACCGCATTGGCTGGTTTGTTAAGCGAAACCCAATCTATAAGCAAAATGGCTAAGAAGAAATCATCTAAGAAGAAGAAAACTGCGTTCAATGACGAGCAGTTTGAAGCCCACGCTTTAGATTCTGTTTCCAAAGACATGAACACTTGGGACATCCCTTGGGCGGTGACTGTTTTTGGTAAGCCGAACTCCGATGATGTCAAGATAATGGTTGCTGGCAAACCAGCAAACATTGACAAAGCACAGAATGTCCTGTTCATGAAGTCTCTGATGACTATTGCCATTGTTGCCTTGCAGGAAGGTCTTGACGATAAGACTCAGAATTATGATATTATTGACGCTTGACTTTATAAAAATTTTTGGAACCTTAGGGTTCCATGAACCCCTCTGACCCAAATGAAGCAGAAGAGGACGATGAAATCCCCTTTGAAGAACTAATATGGCTAAAAAACAAGATAAATTTTCCAATATGCAAATGCCTCCTCTCTGGACTGGAGTTGCAGGGCAGGGCAAACAGAAGGTATATTCGCTTGGGGGGAAGTGGCATCCTGCTGGCTCAACCCTTGCGGGGGGTTATCAGATTGTCGGTGACGATGGGAAAGGTAACCTAGCCCTATCATGGAACGGCCTTCCTGTTAGTGTGCCGATGGGTGGCTCAACTATACAGCCTTACACCCCTCCAGCCCAAGAGCGTCCAGCATGGATGGGTGCGGGTGCTTTGACTAGTGATGAGGAACGGCAACTAGCGGCTATGGGAATGACACGCTCTTCTGGAGTCTACGATGACCCGATGTTGAGCATTGATGGCATGGACAAAGATAGCATGCACAAGACCTACAATGTTGTTGACAGAACAGGAATAGATGAGTATATCAAAAAAATGAAATCAGAAGGAACTGAGGTCAACTGGGGAACCCTAGATGACTATCGCAATGCCTCTCCCGAACAACGGAAGAAGGGGTTTAGGGTCTGGAACAACGCATCTGGAGATTTCTCTGACTTCTTCCAAGACCAATAATCCTTTGCCTTGTTAGCACAGCGGTAGTGCGACAGTTTTGTAAACTGTAGGTCGTTGGTTCAATCCCAACACAAGGCTCCTTTACAATGGCAACTAAAAAGACACCTTATTCATTCCTTACGGAAGAAAGAGTAGACGAACTCAGAAAACGAGGCTGGAGTGACGAAAAGATTAAAAACTTTGCCTTTATGGTTCAGTCTGAGGGAGGACCACGGAGTGAAGATACATATTACACTACAGCGGAAAGAATGTATGGAGTTTTTAAGAATAATAAATTCTTTGCGGGTCTTAACAAAAAACAAGGCATAGAAAAGATTAACGAACATGGACTTCTTAGAAATTCAGAACTTGCGGCAAAAACTCTTTATGGGGACAGAATGGGCAATAAGGGAGGCGATGATGGCTGGCTTTTTCGTGGAAGAGGCTATATTCAACTTACTGGAAGAAATAACTATGAAGCGGTAGGCAAGCGTCTTAAAGTAGATTTGCTTACAGACCCCACAATACTTGAAAGAGATGATGACCTTGCTTGGAGGGCTAGTGTTGAGTATATAGACTTGAACGATAGAAATGGCCTTGGCAATACGGTAGACGGAATGCACAAGATAGTAAGACCAGCAACATCGTTGTCTGAAAGCATGAAGCGTGTAACAATGCTTTCCACAAAGGAACTTGGAGAAGTGGCTAAGAGAAATTCACAGGCTCTTGCTGTTCAACGGTTTGACGCACAATCTGCACCTGCTCCAAAGCCTGTTCAAAAGGTCAAGGAAAGCGTTCCTGTTCAAGAGACGCCAGACCCTAATCGTGATGCAATGAATAAAGGAATGATATCTATTCAGACATACATGGAAAAAAAGATGCAAAAAGAGGGTCTTAAGTGAAGTTATCTGAGCATCCAGTTTTAGTGATGCCAACGCAAGAGAAGATAAAGGCTCTTGTGGAAAAGCATGGAAAAGACTTTGTAGCCACACTTCTTCAAAACAGGGAAGACAAGATACAGGCTGAAAAACTTGACCCATATAGACACGGCTATGAACCAAAACATTGGGCTGACGCAGACGGACTTCTTGCCTCGTTTGACGAGGTTTGCGTGATGGGTGGCAATCGTGCTGGTAAGACTGAGTGGGCGGCAAAGAAAGTCATGCAGATGCTCACAAGCAAGCCAGATGCAAGAGTATGGTGTATCCATACTACATCTCAGTCATCTATCCAGATGCAACAGAATGTCATCTGGAAGTATATGCCAGCGGAGTTAAAGACCGCCAAGAAGACAAAGGTCACTAACATTTCGTATTCCCAGAAGAACGGATTTTCTGACAATACTTTTATTCTTCCAAACAAGAGCCAATGCTTCTTCATGAATTACGCTCAAGATAAAAAGGTCATTGAGGGTGGTGAGGTTGATTTTATCTGGTGCGATGAACTTGTCCCGCTAGACTGGATTGAAACATTGCGGTATCGTATCATCACAAGAAGAGGCAAGATGGCTGTAACCTTTACGCCAGTTCAAGGATTTTCTCAAGTTGTTAAAGATTATGTGTCTGGTTGCAAAATTAAGCAACAGCGTGTTGCTTCATTGCTTGATAGCAAGTCTCAGCATGTTGCTGGCTGTGAAAATGGCAAAATGCCGTATATTGCACATTCTGTCCGCAAAAACTCTGCATGCATATGGTTTCACTCTGACCTAAACCCATATAACCCATTTGACCAACTTGCCAAAACCCTTGAAGGCAAGAATACATCAGAGATAAAAATCAGAGCCTACGGATGGGCAGAAAACACAATTGGCTCCCAGTTCCCAAGGTTTGATGACCATAATATAATCAAGGAAGACCAAATACCAAAAACAGGAACAGATTACATGGTTATTGACCCTGCTGGGGCAAGAAACTGGTTCATGCTATGGTCAAGAGTCGCAAAAGACGGAAATATTTACATTTTTAGAGAGTTTCCAGACATTTCTATGGGAGAATGGACGCTACCAAGTGAAAAAATAGACGGAAAGGCTGGGACTGCACAAAGAAACGGTGCTGGTAGAGGAATTGACGAGTATAAAGAACTGATTTTAGAACTTGAAGGAGAAGAAAAACCAGAAAGACGCTTTATTGACCCAAGAGCAGGAGCAACCCAAGCCGTTGGAAGGGACGGAGGCACTTCTTTGATAGAATTACTAGATTCTGGTGACAAACCTATGTTCTTTGAGCCAGCCGCAGGTTTAAGGCTTGAACAAGGCATAGCAATTATCAATGATTGGCTTTCATATGACACCTCACAACCAAGAAGCCCCATCAACCAGCCTAAGTTATACATTTCTGACAAGTGCGAGAACCTTATTTACGCAATGCGAGAATGGACTGGTGCGGACGGAGAAAAAGGAGCATCAAAAGACCCAATTGACTGTCTACGATACCTTGCAGTCATGGCTCCAGAACATCACGATACATCTGCATACAGCAGAGGGAATCAAGGTTATACATATTGAAAATGGACAGATATCCTATCCTATTGAGTAAGGCAGAGGCATCAGAAATGACAGGCTTCAATAAACAATACCTTGACAAGTTAAGAAAAACAGGTGATGTAACTGTCTATCTTACAAAGGGCGGTCATCATAAGTTTTACAGAGACTCTTTAATAGAACATATAAACAAAAATCTTAAAAATGGAATCAGAAAATAACTATAAGAACGGAATGCGTGATAAACTTGCCTTTGCAAGCGAAACGCCAGACATCGAAGAATTGAATTTTGAATTCAAGCGTTCTGTCTACAACGGCTCATTCTCTACAGGACTTGAGGCTATTGATGACATGCGTTTTTGCCGATGGGAAGGCCAGTCTGATGACGGCAAGAAGTATTCCGATTATAGAGGTAATGGTTCTCCAGCCATGCCATTTGAGGGTGCTTCAGATGTTAGAATTAGACTTATAGATAGAGTTATCAATGAAGTTGTTGCTCTTTGTGTCAACACATGGAAGGCCAGTAAGATTCGTGTCACAGGCAATACTACTGAGGATGCGGCTCTTGCCGCCTCTTGCACAACGCTTTTACAGCATGTGATTGGTGGTAGGCTTAAGATTGATTCAATCCGTGAGGCAAAGTTGCTTGCTAATTACGCTAATACATATGGTTGGTCTGCAATGTTTGTCGGCTGGGAGCAGGAAATTGGTAAGCGTGAGCAGAAGATAACAATGGACCAGATTCAGCAGGTTTGTGCCGTAGCCCTTCAGCAAGACCCAAACTCTGTCATTGCTCAACTTCCCCAATACATAATGGATGAGCAGTCAAGAGACTTGGCTGTTGGACTTCTTCAACTTGCCGTTGATAACCTTGACGAAGAAGAACTTGGGCGAATGGTTGACGAATTAAGAACCAACGGAGAAACTAAAACCTTTATTGAACAGATTACTAAGAACCTTCCTGTAATCACGGCATTAAAGCCATATGATGAAATCTGTTTCCCTCCAGAAACCATTGAATTGCAGAAGGCAAGAGTCATCTTTAGACGAGTCTACATGACTGAGGTCGAGGTTCGCTCAATGATTAAGACGGAAGGTTGGGACCAAGAATATATTGATACTGCCGTAAATACGGCTGGCAAGACCGCTTGGTATAATGACCCTAATATTACTCCTCCAGTAATGCTGTTGGACAACAGACAGTATCGCAATAACAACCTTATTGAAATTGTGTATGCCTATACAAAACAAATTGATGAAACAGGCACTCCATGCATATATTATACTGCGTTCACTCCACAGTCTAACTCCAGCGGTTACTTTATCCATAACAAACTTAGTTATGCACATGGTCAGTATCCTTTCATTCCCTATCGCAAGGAGTTTATCCGTAAGTCAATAAATCAAAGCAGAGGTGTCCCAGAGATACTTATGACTGAGCAAAGCGAAATAAAAGCCCAGCACGACTCTCTTAGGGATAGAACCTCGATTGAAACATTCCCACCTATTCTTGTAAAGCGTAGGGCTCAAGGTCTTACCAAGATTGGCCCTGCCGTTCAAATCCCAATCATGTCTCCAGATGACTTTAGATTCATGGAGCCACCAAGAGGAACACCAAATCTTGCCTTCCAGATTATCCAGCAAGTCGAAAAGAATGCGGCTATCTACTTTGGCATATCAAACGAACTTGTGCCTCAAAGCACAACGCAAATCATCCAGCAATCTATCGTTGATGACTGGCTGACTGTTTGGGCTGAAGTCTATACCCATGTTCTTCAACTCTGTCTGCAATACATGCCAGCCGAGGAACTTGAGCGTATCACCTCTATCGCACTTCCACAGAACATTACTGACATTGCTTCACAGTTTGACTTTGAAGTTAAGTTTGATGTCCGTGACCTTGACAACGAGTATGTCATGAAGAAACTGCAAGCCATCAACCAGTTTGTCCTTCCTATGGACTCTGGAGGTGCTATTGACAGAAACAAGTTGGTTGCCAAATTGGTTGAGGCTATTTCGCCAGATATTGCCAAGGATATCATTATTGACCAAACTACGGCTTCCCAGAAGATGTATCGTGATGTCCAGACAGACATCGCTCTGATGTTGATGGGCATTGAGGCTCAATACACCGAGAATGACCCTACAGCCCCTTCCAAGTTGCAGTATGCCCAAGATGTCATCCAGAAGAATCCAAAGGCACAGCAAGCCTTACAGGGGGACCAATTCTTCCAAGCCCTGTTCCAGAACTATGCCAAGAACTTACAAATGTCAATACAGCAACAGCAGAACGCACAAATCGGAAGAACAGGTGTTACGCCTGTTTCCGACAAGTTCGCACAAGAACAGCAGTCGGGTATGCAGGAACAGCAAATGCCCCAACAAGGGCAAGAAATGTCTCCAGAGCAACAACAGCAAATGATGATGCAGGAAGCGTATATGCGAGCAAACCCACAGGCTAACCAGCAAATGCAACAATGAGCAAGGACACCTATGATAAGGGAGTGTTTTCGTTTACGGACGGAATCCCCAAGCAACTGTGGACAAGCATTATAATAATTCTTGACCAAAACATAAAGGTCGAGACTGAACTTGCCATAAGTCAAGAAATTGCTGGCGAGAAGCGTATTCATCAATGCGGAAGGGTAAACGCATTAAAAGAATTTAGAGATGTGCTAGTTTCAGAAAGAAAATCCGCATTAGACTCAGCAAATGTTAATTGGGCTGAAGATGAAACCCTTAAGTAAGGGCAAAATGCTATAAAACTGAAAATATCATTTCACCACCTTGACCAAGGTATATTTAAGTGTTAATAACACCTATAGTTTCTGAGAACTCAAAACTCTGACCAAAAAACAGGACTTGGACCTTAACCATGACACAAAACGATAATATGGATAGCACTCCAGAGGTTACACCTCAAACTGCAAAGAACAACTCAGTTCTTAATGAAGCAACACTCAAGGATATCCTTATGGGTGACTTTTCGCTAATTGAGGAAAGCGAAACGGATACTGGTGAATCCGAGACAAATAATCCAGAAGACTATTCATCTTCCGATGAAGCCGTAGATAACTCTACGAACTTTGAGGAGCAGGATAGCGAAACACAAGAACAAGACGCTGACGAGGAACCAGTCAATAAGAATGTCCAGAAGCGAATCGATAAACTGACAGCAAAGCGGAGAGAGGCAGAAGCCAAAATCGCTGAACTAGAAGCCAAGGTTAAGCAAATGGAAATTAAGGAGACTGATACATCCACTCCAAAGAACTACAAGGACCAAGCAAACCCATATTCGCATCTTAATAATCGTGCAGAAATCGAGGCAGAGATTGCCCAAGCAAGACAAGTAAGACGCTGGTGTGAGGAAAATGCGGACGGAGTTGTAATTACAGACGAGAACGGCAATGACAAGATTTATTCCACAGAAGATGTGAGACGAATCAAACTCAATGCAATGGATGCCCTCGATGAACATCTGCCCAAACGAGCCCAATACATAACGGCTAAAGAGCAGATAGACAAAGTGGCAGAAAATGAATATAAGTGGTATAAGGACCGCAGTTCTAAGGAATTGCAAATCGCCCAGAATTTTATCAAGGCGTTTCCAGAAATCACTAGGTTCCCAGACTATAAGATTGTTGTCGGTGACTACATCCGAGGCATGAAAGCCAGAGAAGGTAACAGACAGCAAAATATTCAAAAAGCCCCAGTTCAGCCTACAGGAAACTCTTCGTATCCAATTAGCCGCAAGGATTCTAATGCTAAGGATGCCACTTCAAGATTCCTAAAGTCTCGTTCTTCTTCTGACCTAACAGAAGTGCTGAAGCAATTCATCTAAAGAGTCCAACTTCCAAATATATTATCTATCATGGCTAATCTAACAGAAAGAAACATCGTTTCTGGTAAGCGAGAAGCACTCGCTGACCTCATCTCACTCGTTGACGCTAAGGACACCCCCCTTACCTCAATGGCTCCTAAGGCCGCTAAACCTGGCAATACCTTGTTCCGCTGGCAGGTGGACTCACTTCCTACCGCCGATCGTACACTGGGCACTTGTCGAAACATCCACCGGGAACCACAATCCGTGAGGCTTTAACCATGCGTTCAGATGATCAAGAACGACCCCAGGTTCTACCGTGACAGTGCGAGCTTCAAGGTCAAA